ATTTTTTGCAATGGTTGAATAAACTTCATTTACTGAAATTTTTTTACCTTTATAGGTAGAGCCACGACTTATTTGAGACTGTTCTGCAAATTCTTGAGCCTTTGGTTTTGGCTCCATTCTTTCATACTCTGCTGTTCGATGAGCGCTTGCAACAAACTCTGGGTTAGATTCAACACCAGGAACTTTGCGACCAAAATAAACGTCTCCTCCACCCATACGACGTTTATCTGTTCCACCTAAATCATAACCAGCAATTTGTTTATTTTTTTCTCCAGCAGCACGAGCCTCTGGAAGATTTGTGTGTTTTTTACTTACATCTTGAAAAATTTTATTACCACTTTTCCACGCACCCTGATAGGTATCACTGGTTGCAGATATTTCGTGGTCTTTTCTAAATCTATTTGCTTGATCTGAAGTTAATGGTGCGTCTGTAATTTTTTCTTTTCCAGGAATAGAAACCATAACTCCTGGACCCTTTGGCGTTTCAAATGTAGAAAAACTACGACTGGCTCCGCCTTTATTGGCTAATTCAGCAAATTGTTCATTGCTAAGCATTTCTTCCAGCACCTCTATCAGATTGAGGAACTGATGAAGGAGCAGAAGTATCATCCCAATTAAATGTAGTGCCCATTGTTTTATTTGATAGAGATAATGGATTACCTTTATTTAATGATCTATTTCTCCATGCAGTTGCAGCCGCAGTAGAACCCATTGTCTTTGAACTTAATGAAAGCGGCGCTTCTACATCTGGCGTATCTGCCATTGAAGAGTACGTACTGCTACCGCCGAATTGTGAATTCGACAATGGCATATTAGTAAGAGTCGCCCATTCCACCTTGGAAGTTAGGATTTTGACGTCCAACAACAGAGGGGATTGTGCGTGCATTCATCATTGTTGCGCCTGCTTCTGGAGAAGTTTGCGCTGGCATTTTTGCAGTGATGCGATATTGAGCACCAGCACGTTCAATGTTTGTACGATTTGCTTTATTATTAATTGTTGGATCTGCTGCTTGTGTACTCTTTTTTGACATTAGTTTGCCAACAGCAGGAGTTCCACTTGCATTGTTAAACTTATAAGCATCGCTACCCATGTAAGCACGGGCTCCAGATGCAACTACCTGTTCTGGTGATAATTCTTTACTCATTTTTTTACCTGCTGACTCTAGATGGTTTGAAGGTGCACCCATGCGACGACGCATTGCGTGACCTAATGATGTCCAAGTTGCCATAGTTACTCCTTACGGTATGTCTAAGGATAGATCTTTTTTAACTTGCTGTAATGGCGAATACAATGGCGGAAATTTCTCCGTCACGGCTTTGAATGGTTGTAAATCCAGGTTTACAGGTTAAATCTAAACCTCTAGGGGCTACATAGCCACGAGAAATTGCAATTGCCTTAACCGCTTGGTTTACCGCTCCAGCACCGACAGCACGTAACTTAACTTCGTGTTTATCATAAATTGCGTGGGCTATTGCTGATGCAACGCTCTGAGGATTTGAACTTGCGCTTACTCTTAAAAAAGGTTCTTCAGCAGGAAGTGCTACGGGTTCTGTATTCAATTGTTAGTCCTTTGGTTCGAGTTGGTGTGCCGCTCCTAGCATAAAGGGTAAGGCTAAAGACGAGGTTGGTCTCTGTATTTAGAATCTTTCATTTGTTCGGCAACTGCCTTCTCAACCTCGTTATAGAAGTTTTTTCCTAAGAGCCTTGCAAGAGCGTAAGAATCTGCAGCATTATCATCATTAAACTCTATGCCCCATCGCTTGTATATTTGTAGCAACATCTCTTGTTTTTTGGCGTTTCCTTTGCCTGCTGCAAATTTTTTAAGGGTCATAGGAGGAACTTTTAAGGGGTATCTTCTAGGATCACCTTCTTCAAAATAATCAAAGATAGTTAATCTAACTGCAGCCGATAACTCTCCTAAAACAAGGGCTGCATGACTAGCGAGTACGGTTCCTTCCATTGCCAAATCTAAAATTATGTTTTTGTTTTCTTTTAAATAATTAAAATGATCAATTAACCATTGCCTAATATCAGCCAATCTTTCAATACCAAAGTAAGGGGATTTATAAACCCAAGTCATATATTTTGTTGGATCATCAAACTGAAGTGCAGTTAAAGCAAATCCAGTCAGTGATTGATCTATTCCTATTGTTACGCTACAGTTTTGTGGTAACTTTCCATCAATCGCTTTTGTTGGCACGGCGTTCTCTTTCATCTATGACCATTTGCACAGTCCCTAGATAACCCGCCCCATCAACTAGGTTGTCTCTTTTTTGTTGGTAAACTTCACGACAAATTTTTACCCAAGCCATTGCTAATCCAACTTGTTCCTCTGTTACATCTGTACCAAAAATAACTTCCCAGCCTTTAGCAATGCGATTAAAATTGTCTAACGGGTGGTCGTAAGACTTATTACGATCACCCGTTATCAGTCTCTGTGCTTCTTCAAGAACAGATTCATCCATATTATTAGTCAAGAACCCAACCTCTAAGCATTACGTATATTCTGTCTAAACGTCGTTGCAGTAAAGATTTTTCTTGTACAGCCACTGCAATTTGATTACGGGTCTGTGGTGTTGTAAATAATTGACTTTCCGTTACAACTCCTTCAGTTGCAGAGATTGTTGCTCCAGTGGTTGGTGTGACTTTTGGATTAAAAATCATCTGACCATCTACAAAATTGTCTGGACCAAAAGTAACTTGAGTTGAATTAATTGTGGCTACTAAAGTTGAGGTGTCAACTGTTTCGGTTCTAGTTACTGGCATTGGAGTAGTTCCTGATCCTTGAGTAAATACTTGTGCTTGAGAATCGTATCTAACCACTTGTTCTGGAGTAGGATTTTGTGTAAAAACGCTTCCTTGATTTTGTCCAGTAACTGGATTTACTGGAATTTGTAAGACAAATTTTTGACCAGCAAAAGGTGAGTTATTTGGCCCAACTCCATTCCAAGAACCATTAGGTCCACATACTGCGGGACCACAAACAATTACGTTTGTTACAACTCCAGCAGAATTAACAACAGCATATGTTGCTTGATCTTCTCCTGCATGTGCAGATACTGTTGACACACCAGTTAATACAAGTGTGGCTAATAAGATATTGATTATTTTTTTCATGTTATGAATGTATCCCTCCGTCCCATTCGGGACTCGTTAGTTCTCCGTGTTATTTCCCTCGAAACTAAAGTGATGTCTCGTTCTTGATTTGAAAGCATCATCTCTAAGATCTTACGATAAGCATACCGTTCCTCATTGGTATCTCCTAATTTAAGAATTTCTGGATCGGTTGCAATTTGAGCCTTGGCTAAACTTACCGTTGAGCCTTTAGAGGCTGTTCCCATTTTAGTTATAAGTAACTTATTCTCAGCCAGGTCTAAGGCTCTCTGAGCCTCACGCTCACGCAGTTGAGCCTGCACTAACTGTGAAGCAAAGTAATCGGCCCATCCAGTAAGTGTGGTAAACATCACAGCCAAATCTTCGCTACTAAGGTCGGTGATATCTGGGGGTAGCACTGCTTGTTCGTACTGTGGTTTAGGAAGGGCAAGACCCCTATGCATTAACACATCTATCTCGTTCATTACTCTCCTACTGAAAAACAGGACTTACATCCTTTAGGTGAAATATTACACTCTGGCATTGCACCTGCTTCAACAGCATTAACAACTTTTTTAGCAGCCAAAAAGATTCTTTCAACAATCTCATAGTCCGCTTTAACTGTGAACTCTTTGTAATCTTGATCTGCTTTTAACTCATAAATAAAAACTATTTCATCAGGGGCTTCGTCTCCAAATTGCCGTTTAGCCAATTCCAAATACATCTGCCCTTGAAGTAAGTGGCTACGAAATGGACGACGGATATTCTTCCACGCCTTAGTTACATCACCATCGGCCTCGTACAAAAGTTCTGGAGACTCAAACCGCAGAGTGCCAGCACCAATTGATTTAATTTCTATCAGGCAGTCATCTCCCAATCCCTTAACCCAACCATCTGCGTGACCATGAATACGAAGTGGCTCATGAACGAGGGGTACCTCTTTATACTCAAAGACTGAAACACCCTTATTTATTTCAGAACTAACTCCCCACTCATATTGGTTGTCAGTTTCACAGTACCAATTACCATACAACACACCCATATCTGATAATCGATTCTGCCACTTGGCATGGATGTAATGACCCTCATCAAAGATATTCTGAAGACGAAGGTTAGGTTTTTCTTTCTTTGATTTACCACCCTTTAATAGGTAATAGGAATACTTATGACACCAATCACCCTTAATCATCTCTGAGGGGTGCAGTACATCGGTGCGTCGGTCTGACTCTGGTTGTCTCATTAGGTGACGCTCTATCTCACCTATAAGACGTGTATCAGCCTTCTTGGTATCTAAGAACTTCTGTAACTCTGTCTTCTGTACCATTTAGTATTCCTTGTCTTTACTAAAAATAAATTCTTTTAGGGACATTTTCTTTTTGTAACTCTTTTGCCACTTTCGCATTAAGTCATTACGTTCTCTGTGGCTTAATCCGCCCCAGATCCCATGTGGCTCATCTCTTTTGACTGCATCCCATAAACATTCGGTACGTACTGGACAGTGGTTCTTTCCTGTCTCACCAAGACAGAATAATTTGGCTTGATCAGCAATTGTTTTATACTGATCTTTATCACGAGGAGGGTAAAAGATGTCAGTGTCTTG